AGAATGCGCACGCAGGGCCTGATGGCGATTTGAACAATCGTCACACCGCCTTTTAAGGCGGTGACTAGTTCTAGCTACCATTATGGTAGCCCGTTCTTGTTGTCCTCAAGAACGAAGACTGAGTTGGCAGTATATCCAACGGCAGGCTTTGGTGGACCGGGGGGCTTTGGCCCCCCTTTTCCCACTTTATTGTGGGAGAGCTTTATGCTCATATGCGTGTCGTGTGTTTTACAGGTAGAACACACGACTGTTGCCCATTTTGGGCATGTCATTTATTGATGATGACCTTACACATCAGATGATTTCGTGCCTCTCCAACTAACGTAATTGTGGAGAGATCGTTTCCCTTTTGAGGGCTCTGTACTTGTAGGCTTGTTTGATTAAGTCTCCGCAGATTTAGACCTGTCAATTCGGTTCGCTGCAGAACCGTTTTTCCAAACCCTTCCATGGGGGTTTTCAAATATTATACCATGGGCGTTATTTTCTTGTTGCTGACGTTACAGCATATTAGGACTAAGCCGGGTTTTGTCCACCGGTATGGAGTGGCGCTTTAGAACTACGGGTTATATTGCGTTACGTGTCTGGGGTAGCACCCTAGGACGTCTATTCCTCACATGATGTTGAACCCACATTTCGTCCCGTCCTTGGACGAATGTGGATCGTTTCATTAGCGCTTTTTGCGCGCAGCTTGTGTAACTGCCAAGGACTAGTGAGTAGTATCCACTTTTTCGAAGCATAGGCGTCTGGACCTCTGTTAAGGACAGACTTCGTTGGGGGGATGAAGTAAAAATCCCCCCACTAAGTTTGTTTGACAGAGGTCCAGCACACACACTCCTATATCAGGATTAAATGTCTTTAAGAAGAGGCATAGTTGATCGTTTTGATCGACACAAGACGGTGGCGGTGTTTGGGGGTTCCCAACCGCTTGAGCCGTTGATGGAAGCAACAGACAACAGCGGAGTTGCAGATGATGAACAATTTAAGGAAACGCATTTTGAGCGTTCCCTTGTGGATTCATATGGTTGGAAAGGCATGGCCTATCCAAGGGACCGTCGCAGTGTCGACGAGATAGATTTCTTGGAGATGCACACCAGTCCACCTAGCTCCTTGAACCCAATGGCAAATTTGCAGATGAGTGCCGTTGGTCAAGTATTGATCAATGTTGCAATTCAGATACATGGTTTGGTCAAGACTACGGACCGTAGTTACACCCAACTTTTGACTAGCATCCATGCCATTCTTATGGCGGTGAAGTTGGACGGTCATGTCTATTCCTGGATTGTTAACGACATCCTGTACTTGGTACTTGGTAAGACAGTGCGGCCCGAGTCTTTAGAAGATTTTGGCGAGGCGCTTGGCAAGGATGCGATTAAATACATGACCAGCAATTTGACTAATATAGTCGAACGTGTGGTTAAGTTTTGTTCGGCAGCTTTGTTGGCGCCATCGTTGATGAAGTCTAAGGCCCATTACTTTAAGAATATAGGCTATGCGCTTGACAAAGCGAAGCTTAGCTCTTTTAGTGCAGCATCACTCACGACAGAAGGTGTGATATCGATGTTGGCCCATTGTGTCACCAGAGGCTTGGAGTACATTGTCAATTGGTCGTTCCCAGACGAGGTCAATGACATACTCAAGGAATCCACTTTGTTACGACAATCGGTGGATGAGTCCCTGTTGGTTATGGATAGAGAGACCAGGGACGATATGGTGCAGAGCTTGCAAGGCATGTCCATGCGACTCACGTCTATCCATTTGAGGATGCGCGGTGACAAGTTCACCGTTGCCCAGGCCTTGCTTAAAGAGTTAGAGCTAGTGGTCAAGCTTAAGAGCAGGACGTCGCAACATGCCATAGAGGCTACGCGCGTACCAGCCCCCATTTCTATTAATATAGTGGGTGAGCCAGCCATAGGCAAGACCGAGATCACTAACTTGTTATTGATCGTTATTGCTTCGGTCAAGAATAAGGGACCCAACGGGGGTCCTTACTTGCCGAAACAAGTGTGTAAGGCAACGTTGTCCCGGTTTTGGAACAGCATGACCAATGACACTAAGGTGGTCGTTTTCGACGACCTGAATGCTTCGGTCCGTGCAGGTGAGAAAACGGAGGCCGTACACGGTAAGTGGGCGGAAGGCCTGATTCAGCTCAATAACAACACTCCATTCAAGCCCGAGCTCGCCGAGGCCCATATGAAGGGTACAGTGCAGCCACGTCTCGATGCGATTATATCTACTTCCAATTGGGAGAATAGGTATGGCAACACTCCGGGTATGGGCAATAAGGAAGCCGTGTTTAGACGGTTCCATATGATGCATTGTGAGCTCAAGGATGAGTATAGAAGCGATGATGGTCATTTGGACGTGTCCAAGGTGAGGGCCGCTGGCGATAGCATATATGAGGTCAACCCATGGAAGATGTCTTTGTTGAAGTTCAATCTCAAGAAGTCTCGCGAGAGTAAGAGAGACAACAAGATCGACCATGGCATAGACGACAGTTTGTGGGAACATGTTACTTTCAAGTATGGAGGTGAAATGCGCAAATCTGACGATATGACTTTCGACATGCTTAGAGAGTTGTTTGTCCAGATGTCTGAAGTTGAGCGTGATGCGGGTGCTATGCTTGAAGACATGAGCAAAAGTGCCTTGCATATTTTGTTTCCAAACATGGCTCCCGTTGAGATCCCTGCTGGACAAGATATCGTCAATCCAGAAACGATTAGCATGGCCAGCCGCGCCAGGACGATGTGCCGTGAAAATTGGTTTCTGAATCGGTCTGTCACTTTGTCTGCCACTAGTGGGTGGTTCATACAGGGGCTGTGCCTCATGATGTGTCCTTTCACATCGGTGTGCTGGTTGTTGTTACGTGTGTTTCTATGGAGACCACCGGGCTGGACACCAGACCGTCGCAACCGTTTAGGGTTTGGCGAGTATTTCACTGAAGGAATTAGGGCTGCGGTGTTACAGTATAAGATTCTGGTCTTGTGCTTTGGGTTCTCAGTAGCCACCGGCACAGCACCTTATTTTAAGTGGCTCGTGGAGTCTATGGGTGTTGATTTGGGCGAAGTGTTTCACACGGTCATGTTCGGCGGCCAGTTGGCTGGCGTGGTACATGAAGGTGCTTCCAAGACGGTTACACATGCGTGTGAAATTTTGCGAGACAGTTGCAGTGCGGTTCTCGCAGAGCTGGCCAAGAAAGAACGCAGCAACAAGCTCAAACGTGTGCTTCGCAATGGCATCTTTGCGGGTCTGGCTCTTGGCACGCTTGTGCAGGTTACCCAGTGGATCGTCGATTACAGAAAGATGAGTCGCATCTTTTCTGATCCTACTTCCATTGCTGAGTCCACTGTTAGTAGTGACGGTGTCATTAACGTGGACGTGGATTACAAGGTGGATGTGGCCCCCAGGCATAAAGTGTTTAAAGGCACGTATCACACCATGCCGAGAACACGTTTGTCGAAGCCTATCGTCACACAAACACCAGAAGACGCGCGTAGGAAGGTGGCTGGCGCCATGTACAGGATGACTATCGTTGCATGCACCGGTTCACAGCTTAACAGCGTTGTGCGGTCGGAATGTAAGACAGACATGTATGTGGTTGGATATTGCAAATCGACAGTGGGCACGTACATGCTCACAGTTGCCCATGCCTTTGCCAAGGACAGTTCACACTTCTGTGTGACTGTTCATGACCCTCCTAGGGTGGCCAAGGAGCACGTGTTGCCGAAGAGCGACATCGTGTTTTCCCCCAAGCTTAACTTCGCTGGGGGTCAACACGACATCGACCTGTGCATGTTCGAGCTGCCAAGGTCTGTGCTAGGTGATTTGCCTGTCATCCAGGACCACATAGTCGACTCTGATCTGGAGAGGGGTACCAACTTGGTACGCCTGGTGCCCAGTTGCAACGCGGAGAAGGGCATAGTGTGTGTGGATCACATGAATGCTGACTATGTCGGTATCAAGTCTTTCACTTACACGCGTGGTTCACTTGCCGCTGCCATGATGCCTTCTCCGATAGCATTATGGATAGAGGGCGCTGGTGACGACGGGCTTTGTGGGTCGATCATAATGTCAGGCGGAGCAGTGGTGGCCATGCACACGGGTTCTAACAAGCCTACTGCTTGTGTCACTGCCAGTCCGTTGACTACTAAGTTGCTTGTGACTATGAGATCGCAGTTGATTAGCAGACAGTCTGGCGTGGTGCCCAGTTTTGCCGTGGACAATATGTGTGTGTGCCCTCCCTATTTGAGTGAGTGTACTAGCACGGATTTGGTCATAGATCCAGATGTGAAGATTTTGGATCCTGGTGCTCTTTCTCCAACCTTGGTCGACAAGTTTTGTACGATTGTGGGCACCCTCAAGAAGAGAGACGGACTGGTTGCCAATGTCAAGGCTAAGACAAACATCGGAGTGTCTCCACATATTGACAAGCTGTTGGACTTTATTCCTGATGTTTCTAGGTTAGTGCGTGATTATGGCACGCCCTCTTCTCACTTCAAGATGCACGACACCGTCAAAGCATTTGTCGACAAGAGTTTGATTCCCAGGCCGGATGATAGTCACCTACGGTCGCTCGCCAAGCAAAAGGTGGGTGGTGAACTGTATACTGCTTGTAGCTTGATTATAGAAGACCAGCCAGATTTCGCTAGGATGAGAGTGCTTAACATGCAGAGTGCCTTGGACGGCATGTCAAGCGCACAAACTCAGGCCAAGTTCAACATGGGTAATGGTATACCCCTTACGACATCGAGTGGTATTGCTTATCCTGGCGTGAAGTCGGATTACATGAGCAAGGTGTACTCGCCTGAGTACGATAAGCACTTCATTTGTTTCCATGAAGACAATGAGATCTCAATGGAAATGCGTGACAATGTCTATGACATAATAGATCGACGCAAGAATGGCGACGTTGGCTTGACGTTGAACTTTATGTGTCCCAAGGATGAGGTGTTACCCATTAAGGCGGACGGGCGCACTAAGCCCTGCCGCCACATCAACAAGACTGACATTGCAGACATTGTGGTTATCAGGATGTTTTTCCAGCCAGTGTTGGTGTTGTTGGGCTACGACCCTCTCTCGTGTGGTCATTCGGTTGGACTTGATCCAACCGTCAATTACCTCGAGATGGTCAAGAGTTTGATTAATGGGAACGTTGAAGATCCCCTGTACGCGGAACAGGTCACCAACAGTTCGTTTGTGGCCACCGACTACAGTGGATTTGACTTGAGCTTATCGGGCAGCATTTTATCCGCTGTGATGGATATATTGATTAATCTCACGTTTTTGTTGGATTATTCTGATGAGGATCGTAGGGTCATGAGTTCTATAGCTTATGACTTGTGCAATCCTTCGGTGGTGATGCTGGGCACTATAGTGCAGTTGGCTGGCGTCAACACTTCAGGCAACCCGCTTACCACTATGATAAATTGTGTTTCCAACATGATTATCAACTGTCAGATCCATGCTATGATCAGGTTTGACGTGTTGAATGGTAAGTACATGGTTGACTATGCTCGTGACTACTCTTCCATGACTGTGTCTGACATGGATTTTGATCTCCGCCGTATTGTTACGTACGGGGATGATGTGGTCGTTAGGGTAGACAAGGAGTCACCCATAGACCAACCTGCCACCATTTATTATGGCAAGCAGTTGGGCTACGTTATCACGGGCTCAGACAAAGGTGACACTGTTACGAAGTATGCGGAGAGTTTCGCATTTCTCAAGCGTAAGTACCACTTATATGTCAGACCCTCTGATCGACAGGTTGTTATGTGTCTCGCGCCTTTAGCTGCGGATTCCATATATAAGCCTTTCGTGTGGGGTGACTTTAAGAAAGTCGATGTTAACGACTATTACACTGGTTTAGTTAAATCGGCGTTGCACGAGTTGGTGCAACACGGGCGCCAGGTCTACGATGACCAGGCGCCTCTCTTGTGGTCTTTTGTTCAGTCTTTCGTCATTGAGACGAAGGCCAAGAAGGGAAAGATCACGATGAGGACCGGTCTCGCATCGCGATTTAGACACGAATTCCTTAGTTGGGAAGACGCAGTCAGGGAGCGGTATGGGCGGGACTTGGATAGGATAGAAGGTGAGCTGACACTTTCCGAGCTCGAGTTAATCGAGTTATAATCAGCACGGCCCTCCATGGCCTTAAACTGGTGTCGTTAATGTATATTATTGTATGTTATTTTAGGATTAGCAATCCACAACTCACTCAACGACAGAGAAGAACTGAGAGAGTACCTTGCTAACAATTGTTTTATTACAGTGTTGGGGATCATGCATGAATACAATTATGATCTATGCCCTAGACAAGATTCTATGGACTATGCGGGGGTACACCCGTCTAGAGATAGCGCGAGCGAGCGCGCGACCTCTAGTATTGCAGGCTCGCCTGAGGCTCTGGTTGTGGAACCAGAGTCCAGTGAAACTTATTCCACAAGTCGCAGTGCGACGAACGTGACTAGCCAGAACGTTGAGTTCATGGATGCCAACCCTGCTTTTGATTACAGGGTGGATGGCACCGATGACCCAACTAGGGCTTGCGCGGATTTGTCAGATGCGACGTTGGGCTCTTTCTTAGAAAGGCCCATTTTGATCAAGGAATATTCTTGGTCACCAGGGGTGGCCTTTTCCCAATCCTTTGATCCTTGGTCTCTGTTTTATAATGATAGCAGAAATGTTAACAGATTGGCCAATTTCAACTTACTTCGTAGTAGGTTGTGTATCAAGTTTGTGATCAATGGCAACGGGTTTTATTACGGGCGTCTTTTAGCCTCGTATAACCCATTGCCTGATTACGATCAAGTTTCTTCCAATAGGGGGTTGTCTATTACGGCTGATGCCATAGCAGCTAGCCAGAGACCACACATTTATATTAATCCCACTGAATGTCAGGGTGGTACACTTTGCGTGCCATTCGTGCATTATCAGAACACTCTTAGGGTGCCTGAGGCACAGTGGGCGGAGATGGGCGTTGTGGAAGTTAGACAGCTTAATCCACTTAAGAATGTCAATGTGGTACCTGGAGTTGGACAGGAACTCACTTTGTCGGTGTTTGCTTGGGCAGAAGGTGTGGAGCTTTCTGTTCCCACAGCATCAAATCCTTCGACTATAGTGCCCCAATGTTTGGAGGTTACTCCGGAGTCTGATGAATATGGAGATTCTCCAGTTGGGGCGCTGGCTTCAACGGTTGCTCGACTTTCCGGCAAATTGACGAACGTGCCTGTTATAGGCAGGTTTGCCAAGGCCACGCAGATTGGAGCACGCGCCATTGGGGACATGGGCAAGTTGTTTGGCTTTTCTAGGCCACCCATCGTGGATCCTATACGCACTTATGTGCCTAGGTACCTTGGTGGATTGGCCAATGTCAACACGCCCGAAGCGGTCGAGAAGCTGTCGCTTGATGTTAAACAGGAGGTTACCGTTGATCCATCGGTTACTGGAGTCAGCTCTGCCGATGAAATGGGGCTGGTGGACATTGCCAAGCGCCAGTCTTATTACACCACTTTTGTGTGGAACACGACTGGCAATCCAGAATCTGGCGCTGGCACTAAGTTGTTTCAGACTCAGGTTATGCCCACGGTTTTCCAGACTTTTGGTAGTGGTGCAAGTACGGAGTACCACAACATACCGGCAGGCATGGTCGCACTGCCCTTTAAGCATTGGGGGGGCTCGATGGAGTTTCGATTCCAAATAGTGTCTTCCAATTTCCATCGCGGGCGTTTGCGCGTTGTGTGGGATCCCCATGCTTTGGATGGTGGTGCTTCTTCCACAGGCTACAACGTCATGTATACTCGTATTATTGACATAGCCGACATGCGAGATTTCACTTTTAAGGTGGGATGGGGCAGAGAGTATTCTTTCTTGCCTGTCCGTAATCCTATGAAGTTGCGGGACGGTTTGCCTATCCCTTCTTTCGCTACGGGTGCCACTGCTCCTGCAGTGTTGCAAGAGGTTTTCGGCAATGGCACCATTTCTGTTTTTGTGGTCAATGATTTGACCACGCCCAACCCGGAACCTACTGTGGACGCTAGCGTACAGGTGAACGTTTTTGTGAACATGTGCGATGATGCTAGGTTTGCAGAGCCAACCGAGGCAGCTTTGACCAACATATCTTATTTTTCCTCGGCCATACCCGTGGTACCGGAGGTCTTAGAGGTTAATCCGGAGTCAGACGAACAATCTGCTCAGGTGCAACTCAGTGCGCCCGATTCCACGGAAGTCACGACAGAGGTCGGGGCTGTTGGTGATCCGACAGATCACACAATGGATGTATTCTTTGGTGAACAGATGACCAGCATCAGGGAGCTGTTGAAGCGCTATTGTCTGCACAATTGTGTTGGATTGAGAGGTGCCAGTCCCACGGTGGGAACGACCACACGGTTCACCATACCGGATTTCCCGTATTATTCGGGATATAATCCAGATGGTCCAGACCTTTCTGTCGATGGTGCTTATTCTTATTCTTTTATGACACCACTAAATTATTTCACACCTGCCTTTGTGGCTTATAGGGGAGCAACTAGGTGGAAACATTATGTGGTTAGGACACCCAATGGTTATGTTGGGGGTACCAATGACAATGCCTCTTTTGATGCCACTATGTTTATTCACAGGACAGATGGTATGACTCGTAGTCTTACGTCCACTTATAGTTATGTTCCTTTTTCTGTGAATTCTAGTGACAATATATTGGCTCGTGGTTCCAATTTTTTGAAGAGAGGTGTTAGGGCCACTTTTACTTCTTTGTATGATGGTGCTTCTGCCACGCCAGTTCAGGTCAATCCTGACGGCGAGGTTGAATTGCCCTTTTACACCAATAGGAGGTTTTATAATGCTCGACGCATCAGAAATCTCCAGTCACCCAGGTCTCTGGTTGATGAGACGCCCGGCGTCCACACGGTGACCTATTGTGGCCAGTCTGCCACTATGATGAACGCGGTCGCCGCCGGTGAAGATTTCAGTTTGTCATTTTTCATCGGTGTGCCTATTATGTATTCCATAGGCCCCGATTCACCCAACCCTATACCGGCCCACGCTTAATGCGTGGGTCCCAGGACTCAGCACGCAGTCCCTTCCCTTTTTCTAATTGGGGAAGTTTAGTCGCCTTAGGCGGTTTAATACAGCATATATAATACTATGAGGTTTCAAATCGCCTAGTCTTGGCGATGGAGTTTTTCCTTTACGAGTG